TCTTCCTTCTCCTGCTCCTAGCAATAAATATTGTAACGCATCATGTATATGTGAAAATCTATTTTTATTAGGCTTTTCATCATAGCGTTCTCCACTTACTTGAAGTCTACGATAATGATAACCGCCTGTAAATCCTTTGATTAAGTTATGACATTTTTTATCTACTAATAAACCACTTTCTCCATCAACCATTCTATTAAGTGTAGCATTTACTGATTCTAAACGTAAACTTACATCATTGCTAGGTGCGGGTCTTGCCATAATACCTAAGCCTTTAAGTATTTGAAAAGGTGTGTTTTCATCTGTTTGTACTCTATGGTCACCTGCAGGGTCGCCAAATATTTGGAATGGTCGTGGTAAATATTTAGTCATGCTCATTTTCATTAGTTCTGCAAATCTTACTATACCCATATCTTCTGCTACTAGTTCTTCACAAACTATCCACCGATTTCTTATTTTTTGTGCAAATACACAAGCAGGTGTTAAACCAAAATCTATACCAATAAATATAGGAAGTTGCGGTGCAAGAGCAAGTTCTCCTTTAGCTACATGAACATCAGTCCTAAAAGATTCATAGACTGGTTTACCATCTTCTATTTGTCCTAGTTTATTTAAAACATAAACATCAATCCATGATTTTGTTTTACCTCGTATTATATTTTGATAATAATTTGCTGTTAGATTTTTACTATTTTCTTGTTTAGGATTTTCTTTATAACTTTCTATTTCTTTTTCATTATTACGTTGTTCTAGTAATGCAGGTGGTTGATTCCAAAATTTCCAGTTATCTGGTGTTATCAACATCTTAGCTTCTTGTTTACTTATATAGTCTGGTATAATAGATTCACCTGACATAATGCTCCACCAATGGTCTGTATCAGGGGGGTTGGTATCACAGATAACACCATACCAAGTCGGGCCGCCATCACGCATAGAAGGAAAACGGCCCACACGCATAGAACAAGCATCAATAATTGACTTAGGAATTTCTCTAGCTTCATTAATCCATACTCCTGTAAGTTCTAAAGATAATAACTTCTTAACATCTTCAGGTCTATCTAAAGCTAAAAATATAACTTCTAAATCTATATCACCTTTTTTTATCTTATGTGTATAAGGAACACTCCATGTAAATGTTCCCCAATCTTCTTCAGGAAACCAATCTAACCATGTTTTAATTGTTGTTGTTTTAAGTTGTGGATTTGTATTTCTTATAACTGCCCATCTTGATTTACGTATTCCATCTTCTGATTTTGCTTGAGTTATAGCCGTTTTAATTATTTCTATACAACACGCTACAGATTTGCCTGAACCAACTGGCCCACGTATACCTCGGAAAAAACTTTTATCTTTTAAAAAATTTTTAAGAGTCTCACCATGAGGTTTATAATTTAGTGATGCCATAATCTATTGCTAACTTTATAAGTTTTTCTCGTGCATTTTCTGATAACGATTCAATAATTCTATCAGCTTCATAATTTGTACATTGGTCTTTTGGGTAATGTTTCATATGTTGTGTTTTCACAACTGTGCGTAATGTATCTACTTCTTTTATACTTAATCGTGTAAATAATGTCATGTTCTATATCGTTTTGTTTTCTTTGCTATTTTTGCAGGTTGTCTACTAAATTGTCTACCTAATAATTTATCTCTTCTTTTTTTACGAGTTGTCGCCGCATATTCTTTAGACGATAAACTTTTTATTGCTTTTGAAGGTAGATAGCGTTCTCCTGTTTCAGAAGATTTTTTACCCGACTTGGTTCTCCATTTTTGTTTAGACCATTTAGATAATGAGTTTGATGATTTTTTTGCACCACTATAACCACCACCTGCTTTCTTGTAAGCTTTGACTGCGGCTTGGGCTTTTCTACCTGACCATTGACCTGCACCTGTACCATGACTAGCTTGTGCTTTTATACGAGCAACAATTCTTTTCCATAATGAAGGCTTTGTTTTTGTTGCAGAATGTTTACTCATTTCTTTGCTCTGTTAAATGATATAGAGGTAATTCTTATATTGGCTAGATTATTATTTCTAGGGTTGCCGTCTTTATGGTCTATATCTTTTTTATCATTTTTCTTTACTCTTTTTAGACGCATAAGAAGTCTACGCATTTTATTGCGGTGTGCTCTGTCTTTTTTTTGTGGCGAAGAAGATTGGAATTTATTATATTCGTCTTTATAATCTCTTTCCATTTTACTGATTTAAAATTAATTTTTTAGCCATACTTTCTGCAACTTCTTTGCTATATCCTTTAATCATTTTACCTTCTATATAATCTTTTATTTGCTGATTTTTATGTCTAAGCATTTCTTGTTTTTCATTATCTAATATTTTGTTAGCAATCTTTTCCATTTTTTTTATTCGGTTCATTATCTACTGCGTCCTCTTTGGTCTCGTGTTTTTTCTTTTTTTTCTTCTTCTTGTTTTTTCTGACTTCTTAGTTTTTTTAATCTTTCTAAATTTTTCTTACGAGTAAGAACACGTCCACCACCTTTTGATTTAGGCACGTCTGATGTACCATCTCTTTTTTTTAGTAGTGCTTTATATTTTTCAGGTTCATCTCTTCTAAATTTTCTATTACGTAACAAGCGAAAATCTTCTGCAGTTAGTTTACCATCTTTATTTGTATCTAATTTTTTTTGATTACCTTTTGGTGATGGCCCACTTTGTGTTCCTGTTTTTCCTTTGCCTGTTGTTTTAGCAACATCATCTTTATTATTTGGTCTTTTTGGTGGAGCAGGTTTTTCTTTTGCAGAAGGAATAGATTCTTTTTTAGTATCTTTCATTACAGTACTTGCACCATCTCTAATTTTATTAAAGTTTGTTTGCATTGTACCTGAACGCATTTCCATTCTTTCGTTATCGGATTCACCTCTTTTTTTATTACTATACTGTCCCATACGAGCACGTAGTGTAAAGTTAGTTGGTTCTTTTCTTAATAATTTTCTTCTACGTTGTCGGACTCTTTGTGCATTATCCATTTTTTTTACTCCTTAGTATTTTTCTTTTAACACTAGCAGGTAAATCTTTAAAGTGAAATAATTTTTCACTTGTTTTATTATGTGTCTTACCTGTATGTGTTTCTCCATTAGGCATTTTATGAGTACCACCCTTATGGACTGACCCATCTTTTTTATAATGAGCAACACCTTTCATTAGTAACCTTTTTTCATAGGTTTCTTTTTTTTCTTCATGTTCTTCATTGGTTTCATTTTACCGGGCATTTTACTTTCCTTTCTTTTTTTTATTTTTTAATCGTACTGACATACGCTTTGCTTTGGCTCTTGCATCTGCCTTGCTTGACGCACCCCATGCACGTAACGATAACAGAAGTCGTGTGGGTTTACCATCTTTATATTCAGGCCCACGCATATTTCCCATTCTTGCGAGAAAAGATGCACGTCTTGGATTATCTCCACGTTTAACAGGAGGACGTAATGTACCTCCTTTATAAGATGCACGACCTTTAGCATTTAATCCTCCCTTCGGATTCTTACCTGCCTTTCTTTGCCATGCGGGTGTCTTTGCCATAACCGAACCTTACAACAAAAAAAAATAAAAAGCAACGAACCTTGAACAACTTTAACGAGAGTAAGGTACTACCTGTATTGATGGTGCAGGTGTTTTTTAGACCCCATGCCCTATAACTAGGTCATGGCGTGGTAAAAAACATTATACTGCCACAGCCACCCTTCGGGCAGTTAGTAGGTGTGCCAAGAGGCACTCTTTATGTTGGTGGTGGCTAAGATAAATCGATATTGATTGAGAAATCACCCTTGACGAGGTGTTGATGTTTATCTGGTGCTTTGAATCCTGCCCTATCGAGTATATCCTTACTAGCTTCAAGCTGTACATACTCTGATTTCGCATCAGTACATAGTCTGAGTAACGTACTACTTGCTTTAGTGGCACTCAATCCTAATGTGCGTTGTATTTCCTGATTCATATACTCTTGTACCTTGGGAGTTCGTAGCATCTTACTTGCACTCACTCTTGCTGAATTTCCCTTATAACCTGCAATCTTTGACGCTTTGGTGATTGTGCAACCTGTAGCTACGAGTGTATCTACAAGCAACTTAGCTTTGGGTGATATTTCTGGATTATTTATTGCTTTGTTCATAACAACTAACTCTTCTTATACTTGGTAATATTTGATTTGTCAACATACCTGTTCTTCAATGATGAAGAACCAAATCAGTCTTACTCCAAAGACAATGGACTTACTTTAAAAGTAAGCAATCTAAGTGATAGAAAGATAATAAGGGATAACTTATGAATAAGTTATACATAATTATATATAGTAATTTACCTGAAGGCCTTGGCAACCATAACCGTATTTTATTACCTATTAGAAGTGCAAAAGTGCTTCGCCCATTATCTTGTCTTCAGGCCAGACGGGCCTCAACAATTAATTACCAAACGGGGGTAAGTCCCCCCGCCTACCTAAGTAGGTAGCCGACCCCCATAAGGCCCAATTAATTGTTGACTTCAAATAGGTAATAAAAGACGGAAGGTTACCTAAGCCCTTCAGGGAAATTACTATGACGGGGGAGGGTGATAATATTAACATTAAAATGAAAGTATAAATAAAATGACTAATACAACCGAAACTAAATATAATAAAATACATTATAAAGAAAAAGAACTAAAAGAACTTATTGATATAATGGCTAGACTATCAGTATTTATTGGTGAGCAAACTATGCATTCAGTAAGAGACGATAAATGGAATGTTACAAAATCCATTATGGCAAAAATCGGAAACTCTGTTTGGAGTGTAGTTCAATCTCAAAAACAGAGAATTGAAACTTGTTTAAATGTAATGTCCGACCTTGAAGCTAAAGGTATTGACGCAAGGACAAAAACAAACGAACAAGGACGCAATGAATATATTACTGAACAAATGAAAATTCCATTGTTTGAAAGTAATATCATTGAATGCAAAACTATTGAGCAATTAATAACTCATGCAGTTGAACACGTTATGCAACAAAAAATGTTACGCGGACAACAACAACAGAAACCAGTTGAACCAATGTCTGTTAAAGATGTTAGAAAAAGATTAGCAAACCTTGACTTCTAACGCTGATAAAATGCCTACAAAAAAGAGGGAACTTTGGTTCCCTTTTTTTTTGTCCAAAAAAAAAAATTTTTCGGCTCCGCTTCGCTACGCCGACTATTTGGTGTGCCTAAAGGCACTCATATTCTTAATGATAAAATTATTATTCAAGGGTATACAACAATGCTATCATATGATGGCTAAATCCTTCCTAGTCGTCATATGATTGCATATGCATCAGCCCATCTGGGTGGCAATCATTTCACTATCATCACTCTATAGTTGATATGTGAACAATACTACTATATAATAACAATGAAAGGATAATGTTATGTCAAAATATCTAAATGAAGATTCTCGTAAACATCATTACGAAACAATCGTAAATGCTACGTACAAAAAACATATAAATTATATCAACACAATGCGTGAATATGCTAATGATTATAAAGCATTAATAGAAAAAGATATCGACTTTCCTGCAGGTAAAATTGGTGAAGCCATGCAACTGTATCAACAAATATTTTCAATAACTCAAATGATGTTATTGCATATTGAAAACAATTTATACGAACCTAAATCATGGCATCAGAGTATGCATAAAGTCAATCAAATGACTGATGAATTTGAAAAACTAACATTGTATGGAGATAAAAATGAAAATAAAACTAACTGAAAAAAGTGTTCCGATAATCACTAAAAAACTAATATCGGCAATTGAAGATTATCAAAGCCATGTCAATTATTCACTAGCTACACGGACAGGTAATGTAACTGATGTAAAAATTGCAGAACTTTTACGTGAAGTAAAAACAGGCTGTAAGTTACTTGATATCAGTCTTGAAACAGCTATGGAAATGTATGAAACAGCACAATCAGCAAAGGAGCAACCATGAAGAACAGATACAAAGAACCACTAGAACGTATCGCAAAAAGCGGTACTCATGTCAAAACAGATGATTTAATATATATCGTTGAGCAATTTATTGCTCTTGAACAACTAAAAATTGACAATCTAAAACTAGAAATCAGTTCACAATTACGAGGTATCATTCGTGAAATGAGTAGCCTCAATCAAACAAAAGCAATGCGTCAAAATATAGAAGCATTACAATCTGTTGACAACTATTTGGAAAATACTGATGAGTATTGATTATCAACAACAATTATATATAGAAAATTTATTTCAAAAATATTTAGATGAAGGTATGACAGAGAGTCAAGCTATAAATGCTGTCAACGAACATCTTGAAAGTTTACCGGATTGTGATAAATTTGATTGATGCAAAATGATGAAGAAAAAATCATTACAATGCAATGCGACCATTGTAAAAATCATTTCAATAGCAAAGAAATGTTTTTTTTTCAAACTCACAATCCAAAAATTTATAACGAATATCATCACTTATGCGAACGCTGTTATGATATTTGTACAAAGAATTCTTAGTACGATTAGTGCAGAGGAGGGCTGTAAAAAGCGTACCATTTAATGTGCACTAACTCACTATGAATAGGTTTTGTCCTTTGTACCTACTTGAGCTAGTCTTAACGACTAAGAAACAAGGACATTTAAACTGTAGCTACATCACTGTAGAGGTAAGCTGTAAAAAGCCTACAAGCAAAGTACAAAGATGTAGCTTACAGCTATATCAACTAAACTAACAAGGAGATAAATATGTTAGACATTGTAAGCAAAAATGACTATGACTTTCCTGTAGAAATGGTAGAACTTGAAGCCATCAATACAGAAGGACAAGTTGGCAAAGATAACTACAAAGTACCCAAAGACTTAGCACGTGCTTGTGTACGTACCGATACCGGTCAAGTGTTGGGTATTCACGGAAGTAAATACAAACCTATCAATCACAATACTGTAGTCAATACGATTGAATCAAGTGTGGATAAAATGTTAGCAACATTGAACAAGTCAATTGATTCAGAAGATATTGATTACAAGGTAAATGTATATGACAACGGCGCAAAAATGCGTGGGTCATATACATTCAAGAACCTTGTAATACAACCAAAACTAGATGATATTGTAGCATTTCGTATTAACTTTTTCAATAGCTA